AGAATCATTGGTGTTTACTTGTGATATGGATGGTGATATTACAGAGCATAAGTATCCAAAAGATGGTCAACCTGCATATGGAAATAATCTTGTAATTACTGGAACAACAACCAATACAGTTACTGTTAATGTTGGTACTTCAGGTCCTAACGTTCAGTTTACACCAACTGCTGCAACATATGATCCTTCAACAGGAATAATGGTGTTGGAGATTGGTTCTCACACTCTAGATGTTGGAGAAGGTGTTGTTATTGCTAGTGATTCACTCACATTTACATGTACGATGGATGGTAACCAAAGTCAGAAGACTTATCCTCGTGCATCTACAGATTATGCTGCTGAGAGATCAATTCCAATTACAGGAAAAACAGCAACTTCTATTTCAGTTAATGTTGGTATATCTCCTGCAAATAAATTATTAACTGCACAATCTGGCACAACATATGATCCTAATACTGGAGACTTAGTTCTTGCAGTTGGTCAACATGGTATTGGTGTAGGAAGAAATATCGTATTAGAAGATGGTGCTGTAACATTTACATGTGCTCAAGATGGCAATGCTACAAACCATTCATATCCTCGTTCAACTGATCCTGCATCTGGATCATCTCTAGCGGTAACAGCTGTAGGTGAATCACAGCACACAGTTACAAACGCAGTATATACAGGTAGCACTGGTGTAATGGTAGTTACCAGTGCTGGTCATGGATTTAGTAATGGTGATTATGTTAAATTTGATGATGATTCATTAACATTTACATGTGACTTAGATAATAATGCAACCAACCATACATATCCACGTTCTACAGACCGTGCTAGTAATAGATGGTTACAGATTTCTAACAAAACTAATGATACATTTGAAGTTAATGTTGGTGTTAATACAGATGGAGGAACACATGCTTTTGTTAGTGCAACATCAAATGGTCTTAAGAGACAGACAGGATCACTAACAGTCAATGTTGGAACATCATCTAATACAACTACACATACATTTGTGAGTGGTCTTACAAATGGTGTTAAGTTCTTACCACAAAGTGTTCATACATTTGTTTCTGCATCAAGCAATGCGGTATCACATTCTCCACAAACTACTCATGCATTTAAGAGAGCAGATACAGATTCCATAAGTGCTTATGCTTCAACTAGTGCTGCTAACAATGCAATCTGTGCAGGTGTAGAATCTAGTATTAATACAGCGTTAGAATTATTTGAAGATATTTTAGACGGAACAACTCTTCCTGGCGCTACAACTCAAACATTTGGAACATTATACAATACTGTTGATATCATTACATATCCAGATAGTTTCATTTATGATACTGCTAACACTCGCATGGCAGTTCGTGGTATATTTGATGACTTCCCAATTATTGAAGCATCTCCATATACACAGAATGCATCTGTTATCTCCTTTAGAGGTGGTGGTGGTGCTCTAGTTGATGGATCTAAAGTCAAACAACCTAACTGTCCATTTCCTGGTCTAGAACCAGATGGAACTGCATCATTCCCTAATCAGGGTAAATCAATGGTTGCTGCTGCGTTCACGATTGTGTCGTTTGGTGGTACTGGTTATAAGGTTATAGAAGATGGATATACACAGTTAGTTTCTGTGTTCGTTATCTTCTGTCAAGATGGTGTTCTTTGTGAAACTGGTGGTTATGCATCTATTACTAACTCTGCTACAAACTTTGGTACATTTGCATTAAGAGGAACTGGATTTAGAAGAGAGTGTTATGAATTTGATGTAGGAACAGTAAACGTAGTTTCTCAAACTCCTACTGGTAGAACTACATTAACTATTGGTGGTATTGGTAGAGAACCACTTGAGCATTACATTGTTAAATTTGATGGATATAGAAATTTAGATCCTGAAAAAGAATTCTTCATTGATGCTGTAAGTGGAGTTACTGTAGGACCTCCTTTCTCTGCAACTATCACACTTGATGATGGTATTGGTAATGGTTTAACTTTAATTAGAGAAAGTGATAATGCTCAGATTCAAGGTTTAACAGCTTTACAACAAGCACTTACACCATCTGCATCTGCTAACGCAACAATCAAGTTACATAGACCATCTATTGTTAACTCCTCATCACACACTTGGGAATTTGCTGGATCAGGTACTAACTATCTTGCACTACCTGAGAACGGTGGTACTAAGGTTGAGGCAAATGAACAAGTATCTCAAGATTATGGTCGTGTATATGTTTCTGGTACTGACGAACTAGGAGACTTCAAGGTTGGTACATTTGCTAGAATTGAGAACAGAACTGGTAACATTACCTTCACTGGTACAGTTACGATCTCTGAAGTTGAATTCTTGAAGTTGAAGGGTGGTGACGTTGTTGTTACTGGATTTGATAACTCTAATACACTTGGTGGTGCTAACGCTAGTGACTCCAAACTACCTACACAAAAGGCAGTTAAAGATTATATCACTAATAACTTAGGTCCTTACATCAACAAACCTTTCTCTACTAACGCTGTTCCTAGAGCACTGGTTGAACTTACTGACTCTGGTAAAATTTCTCTTGATCAGATACCAGCACTAAGACCTTTCAGTGTCTTTACAGTTGCCGATCAAGCAGAAAGACTAGCATTAGAAGGAGCACTTGCTGGTGATATCGCAATTCAACAGGATACACAAACTTCCTTCATTCTAAACAATGACTTAACAAGTCTATTCTTAGGATTTGCTGTAGATCCTACTCTTTCATTCACTATCGGTGATGTATTTACTGGTACTCCATCCACAGGTAGAATTCAATCAACTGAATACAGACAAGGTGTACTATACAAAATTAATATTACTGATGGTGGTTCTGGATATACAGTTGCTCCTACAGTAACCATTTCTGGTGGTAACCCATCCTCAGGTGCTGTTGCAGCTACTGCGACTGCTACGATTGCGAATGGTGAAGTTGTTACTATTACAATTAACGAAAACGCTGGTTACATTGGTGGTTATGGATTTACTACACAACCAACAATTAGCATTGCAGCACCTCCTGGCGCTGGAACACAAGCTACTGCTACTGCATTAATTGAAAGTAGATTGTATGGTAATATCGTCAACAATATCAAGATGCTTGATACTGACACATTTGATGATAGTACTTCTCCAAGTGCAAATACAGTCAATATTACCAGAGTTATTAATACATCTGCATTTACTGCAAGTAACTGGGTGTCATTAAGTAGTGATTCTGTTGGTGTTTCATCTCTTACTGGTCCTGGCGTTATCTCTACAACATTATTAGGTTCTGAAGCTGCAAACTCCTTTACCTTCTTAAGAGGTGACTCAAGATATGCTAAGGTTGTTCAATCACTGAAAGGTGCAGAAACAAGATATTTTGCAAGATTATATGCACAAGCATCTACAGGTGCAAGTTCCTTTATATTCCAAGGACTATCTGATGTTCTTAAAGGTCATGACATTGTAGCTTCAGTTGGTGGAATCCAAGCTGATACATCAGTTAATGGAGTTAGTGTAGCTGGTGGTTTAACAACTGTCTCTTTCAATAATCCTATTACCTCAACTATCTCTGTAGGAACAGTTATTGAATTTAATCGTGGTGCATCTCCACTTATCTTTGACTCCACAAATACTGGCGGTGAGTTTATTGATTCTATTGTTATTGCAAATCCAGGTACAGGATATACAGATGGTCAATACTTTGATGTTGCATTAGATGCACCAGCAGGAAATAATGGTGTTGATCTTAGAGCAAATATTATTGTTGGTGAGAATGGTCAGGCTGGTCAGATTACCACTGTTACTGTAACAAATGCTGGTTCTGGATACACATCAGACTTCCAAGTTACACCACTCCCAACTGCCATCGGAGCTGGTTCTAATGGTGTTCTACTTGCAAAAGTAGCAACTACACAGAAACAGTTTGCTAACATTGCATTAGATGTTCAGAGAGTTTCTGATCTAACAATTTCTCAGGATCTATTTGGAACCATTGGAGTTTCTAGATTTAAGAAATCTCAATTTAATATTGGTGATGAAGGAAATGGATCTGTATCTATTAAGATGGGTCCTGACAGTGGACTTGACGCTGACTTGTTAGATGGTCAACAGGGTGCTTATTATCTTAACGGTGCGTTCTTCGTTGATAGTAGTATCGTACCTGACAAACTTGCTAGTGGAGTATACAGTATTGATATTAGTGGAAGATCTACTAATACACTTCGTCTAGACACTGGTACTAGTAACGCTAATGCAAATCCTGGTCCTAGTGATGCTGTACAAGGTATAACTCTACAGACTCTATTCAATAGTTCTAATGGTTTATTATCTGCATTCCCAAGTGTAGACACTGGAAACGCTAACTCTGCTAAACATTTAGTAATGACTCTCCGTAATGGAGAAACTGGTGGTGATGCTACATTTGGTGGTGTAAGACAACTTGCTTTTGCTAATGATGATAGAATATACTTCCGTGGTTCTGGTGATGCTGTAACATCATATGGTTCATGGTATGAGGTGTGGAACTCAGGAAATCAAGGCGTAGACTCAGGCTTAGACGCTGACAAACTTGATAACAAGCAAGGTGCATGGTATCAAGATGCTAAAAATATTATATCAAACGAAATATTTGATACTAGACTTCCTGTATGGAGAAGTTCTAGTAAGTTTAGAGATAAGATTGAAGTTAAATCTTATACTGGAACAGATGTTTTCTATAGAATTTTAGTAAGACAGAATCTTGATATTTCTATAGGTGGAGATTTTGAGGTTACTAATACAATTGACCTCTTTGATACCAACAAAATTAGCGTTGGTGATTTTACTATCACTGGAACTGAACAAGTTGTAGATCAAAATGACTCTTCTAATACATACACAATTTTAATTGGAAGACTTGCTTCTGGTGGAAATATAACTCAAGCTGTATATCTTGGAGTTGCTGGTGATGAGAGATTATTTGAACAATGGGAAATTTACGATGCAAATACAACTCAATTTGCAGAATTAGGTAACGCTTCTGGAACAGGTTTCTTAAGACTTGGTAGAAAGGATGGAAATGCTGCAACAAATCCATACATCTATTTCAACTCCTCACAAACAGCTGCTCTTTATAATTCTGCCATCATTGCTGATGGTGGTAATGGGACTACAGGATCTGGTTCTCTAGAGTTCAAAGTTGTAAATGAAAATGAATTAAAGGTTAACAACAATATTATTTGGAACGCAGGTAATGTTGCATTTAATTCTTCTAATGTAGCTTCTACAGCGTCACTCAAGTCTGCTGTAATTAGAGATACTAGTGGTAACTTTGAAGCTGGAACAATTACAGCTGCTCTAACTGGTGCTGCTTCAGACAACGTTTTGAAGTCTGGTGATACCATGACTGGTACACTTACTATGACAGGTGGAGCAGGAGTAATAATTCAGAGCACTGGTACTTTATCTGTTGGATCAAACACAACTGTTGGAGGTGATCTAACAGTTGATACAAACACATTGTATGTTGATTCTACTGATAACCGTGTTTCAATTGGACATACTGATCCACAAACATCACTTCATATTAAGGGAGCTGGATGGGAATCTAATGTAGTTGGTTCAAGTCTATTAAGATTAGAAGCAACTGGTAGTGTAGGTGCTGCAATAGCACTTAAGAATGCTAACGGAGAATATTGGAACCTTTATAATGGAGGTTCATCTTCTTGGGCAGGACAAGGTAACCTTGGATTTGTATACAGTGATGGAACAAACGATCCTTTAGACTATAAGATTGCATTTACTAGTGGCGGTGATATTTTACCTGGTGATGATAGTGATCAAGATATTGGTGCTGATGATACAAGATGGCAGAACATTTACAGTGATATCTCACACGTACTAAACAGTGTAAGGATTGCAAAAGGAACTGGAAACCAAGAAGCAGACATCCAACTAAGAGGTGGTGGTACTGGATCTGGTGGTGGTAGAGGATTCCGTTTAGGAACCAATATTGGTGGAGGTGCTGACCTCTTTGAGATCTATGCATCACAAACAAACGGTAGTGATAACTGGAAGAGTTTAGCAAATCCAGCTCAACCTCCAGCACTTGCTATTCAAGGTACTAACAATAGAGTTGGTATTAACACTAATAGTTTCTCTGGAACTGATACCAGTACAACTCCTAATACCAGTAGAAATTATATCTTGAACGTTCAAGGTGATATGAACCTTAACGGTCAGTTCTTCCAGAACAACGAAGAGTTTGTGACTTCTAGATGGACAGAATCTAGCAATGACTCAGGTGCTAACATCTACAGAAACTCTAAAGTTGGTATTGGTAATGTTCCAAGTCCAGCATATACATTAGATGTATCTGGTGACTTTAATATGACTGGAGTCATGAGAGTTAACGGCACTGCTCAGTGGTTTGACTCTTACGGAGTTATCAGAGGAAGTAATAATTCTATCGCTGAAACTGTCACTATTCCTAACAATGCTATCGCTTCATCAAATGGTCCTATAACTATTGTTGAAGGTGGTGGTCATGTAGTAACCATTGGAACTGGTGCTACTTGGGTGGTTAGGTAGTATAAATAGAAAAAGCAAAAGGACTTTAGAAGTTTAACCCATGAGTACGTTAAAAGTAAATGAGTTGAGTACCGTTCCAGGAAGTGGCGATATTAACTTCGCTCCTGGTGTAGGAATCAATTTAGGTGGTGCCTCTCAGGTTGTTGTCCCCTCAGGATCAACATCAAATAGACCTGGTTCTCCAACAGAAGGATCTATTCGTGTTAACACCACAAACTATAAACTAGAATTTTATACAGGAGCAACTGGATGGAAGCAGGTTGATGCTGAACCATCTCAGGTAACATTGACAGCACAATCTGGAACTTGGACTGTTCCTGATGGTATTACTTCTGTTGATGTTTTACTCGTAGGTGGCGGTGGTTCTGGTGGATCTGGAACTGGTGGCGGTGGCGGTGGCGGTGCCATGGTTCAAGTTACTAGTTTCCCTGTAACTCCTGGTACTTCTGTTCCTTATGGTGTTGGACAAGGTGGTGCTTCACCTGGCACAAATGGTGGTTATGGATATCAAGGTGGAAATACAACTTTCGGAACTCTAGTCGCTTATGGTGGCGGTGGAGGAGGATCTTCTCATCCTGGTAGACAGGGTGCTGGAAGACCTGGTGGATGTGGTGGTGGAGGAGCTATCTATCCAACAGGATCTTTCCCCTCAGGTAGCACATCACAACCTGGTGCACCTGGTTTTTCTGCTTCTAATGGATCTGGTAATCCTGGCGAAGGAGGAAACTTTGGTGGAGGTGGTGGAGTTGGTGCTGCTGGTGGTGCTTCCTTTGGTCAAAACACTGGTGGTGCTGGTATCACAACTGACTTTGCAGGTGCTCCACTTTCTGTTGGTGGTGGCGGAAGAGGTCAAGCACAGTATCCAAATCCTGGTCCTGCACCTGGTTCAGGTGGTGGCGGTGGATGTCAAGGATCTCAAGGTCAAGCTGGCGGATCTGGTGTTGGCGGAGGCGGTGGTTCTGGATGGGACTACGGTTCTGGTCGTGGCGGTGCTGGTGGATCTGGTACACTCGTTATTAAATATACTTAATAGCAGGAGATATAGAACATGGCAATTACAGAACAAAGCAAAGTTGATCACATTGAACTCAATGGTGATGGAACTGTATTAGTAAGAAGAAAAGATTTTACTGTTGTAGGTAGTGTTGAAGTTTTTATTGGACATCATCACAGACTAATTACTCCAGATGATGATATCTCTGGAACAGCAACTGAAGAAAACTGGTGGTTAACACCAGAGGTAAAAACAGTTTGTCTTGAGTATTTTACTAAGGAAATGCGTGAAAGATGGGATCAGAGCAAAGATAAAGTTAACGAAACTCGCTAGTAATAATTAATATTAATATTGTATCTACCTGCTGTGTTGTCACTACAGGTAGTGCTTTTATGATGAACTGATGGGTCAAAAAACAAAGCTCTATTAGCAATAGAATCTATTTCCTCACCAGAAGAGAAAATAGTTTTTCCATTATTTGTATTCAAATAGTATATAAATCCACCATGACTGAATGGCGTATCTTGATGCCATCCATGGTGGATTACTTTTTCTGTGGTTGGATAAAAATTTGCTTTGATCCTACTTATAGCATGTGGGTTTATCTTCTTTATGATTGGTTGTATCAAATCATAGTATCTTCCATTTGGTCTGTGTTCAATGTATATTAAATGATAAAAATAATTCCCATCTCTAGATTTTACATTACCATCTAAAGCTTCAGAAACGCCTGGTGAAAAATACCATGGAAAAGAATCGCAGTAACATATACTATCATGTATTAATTGATATTCTTCATGTGGTAAAAAATTGTCAACAATTCTCATCATTTTATATTAAAAGAAATTACAACCTTCTTATCTGATTTCTGTGCTTCTGTTCCATGCATAAAACTACTCTTAAATATTAGTAATCTTCCTGGCGTGCAAGGATATTCACAATACTGATAACTGTATTCATTTGGATTATCTGGTGCTTTTAAAAAACTTTCTGTTATGTTATTAAAAAATCTAAGTTTGTCATCTTTACCAGAACAAACATAAAATGCACCAGAAAGCAAACTCTCACCATGTATATGTGGAGTGAGATAATCTCCTTTACCACTAACGTTTGCCCACATGTTTGCAATTTTTGTTGATGCTATTGTGGTATCATTATATCCTAGTGCTTTTAGATATTCATAAGAACTAGTAGTAATTTCTCTCACTAGATCTTGCATCTGAGAAGTCTCATGGAATCTATCAAAATATTTGTGAGTAGATTCTACAAAATGAATTCCATTTCTTTCAGATCCTTCTTGACTTACAACATGGTCAACAAAGTTTTCATAGTATTCAAGTTTATCTAAGAGAACATTATTTTTTACAAATACAGTTCTTGGAAACCAGCTCTCAATCATTTTTCCAACTCATAAAATAATTCTACTCTACTTATATCACTCTCATGATCTACTGACCATGAAGATCTATACTTTTCAATTCTTTCATGATAACGAAGTAAATTTTTTCTTGATATCTCTTTGATATAGGTAGAATCTGAATTGACATCATATCCCATTTGAATCATCCACGTTGTCCAATTAGCACCAGAAAAAACGTGATGTTCTTTTCTGTTTTTAGTATACAATAATTTTTTGGATAGTGTATTTTCTACAGATTTGATTCTTTCTGATGGAATATAATTTTCTCTTACGTAGTTCCAGAAAGGAGTATCTTTATATGGTCTAGAGTAATGCATACTAACAAAATCAATACAATCCTCAAATGCAGATTGCATTTCTAAATTATAAAGATCTTTATCTAAATTGTTCCACGTATTATCAGCAATTTTTGTTTGTAGTTTTTGTAATCCATCAATCATTAAAGCAAGACCAGTGCTTTCTAATGGTTCAATAAAACCAGCTGACAATCCAATTGAAACTACATTATCTTCCCAAATGTTTTTACAATAATATGGAGTCCAGTTAAGAACTTTTAAATCTTCTTCTGTAATTCTATTGTCCCAGTGTTTGATTAGATATTGTTTAGCTTCTTCTATAGGAGTTATAGACTTATTAAAAACTAAACCTGATCCAATTCTAGTTCTTATTGGGATTTCCCAAATCCAACCACAGTCAACAGATCTAGAAACAACATAAGGTTTCATTTCTGTTTTTCTATCATTGTATGGAACTCTGGTAGCAATCGCTGTATCACAAAAGAGTCTACTACTAAGATCAATTTTATCTGGTTCTTTTAACAAACTTTCCCATCCACTACAATCAATAAAGAAATCAGATGTAATAGTTATATTATTTTTAAGTGCTATCTTTACTATGTGATTTTTATACTTAAACATCTCAACAGCTTCTGATGGCATGTAAACTACTTTACCATCAAGTTTTTTCTTGAGATATTCAACTAATTTTCCACAATCAATCTGAAACCCATATGCTCCAATCTCATTCTTATCAACTTTATTTTCTATAGAGTTGTAATACATTGGTAGAGCATACTCTACAAAATCAAGATCTTTATTTTTACACCAAGCATCATGAGATGTTTCTCCACTATCAAGAGTTGGGTTCATAAAGAATGGATGCCAAACATCTTTTCCTTGCTCTACCCAATCTGGAAATAAAATTCCAGACTTATATGTTGCATCTATAGAACTAAACCACTCGGCAGAATCAAATCCACATTGATCCATAAAAGAACCAAAGTTTAAAATAGTAGCTTCACCTACACTGACTGGAGTTCCTATCTCTTTATCAACGATAGTAATTTTTAATTTTGGATTTTTATTGTATAGAAAAGCAGCAGACATCCATCCAGCAGTTCCACCACCAATAATACAAATAGAATTAATTGTTTTCATTAACTACTATATCATAAACAATAGATACTCTTTCCTCTTTTGAGGGTAGAGCAGCATGTGGAAGCATTGAATTAAAGATGAGAAGATATCCTGTCTTCACATCAAACTCCCAAAAAGTGCTGTTGTACTCATTATACTCCTTACATTTGTAAATTGGTACATGAGACAAATATACATCAGCTGAAGGAATGTAGAAGTGTATCTTTCCATCAGTTGATTTTGGATAGTATATGACAGATAAAAAACTATCTCTGTGTGTATGTGTTGTAGATATATCAGTATTCAAATCTTGATTAACCCACACACGTTTTATTTGTGTCTCTAGGTTATTGACATCAGGATTTGATATTGTGCCATCTAGTATTTTTTGAGTTTGTTGTAAGACTATTGCATTTAATTTTGATAACTCTGCGTCATCACTATCCACATGTCTGTTTTGTCTTCCGATATTTTCTTTCACATAATTACATAGCATGTCATTATCCATACCCTTCAATTCTAAAGTAGCGAGACCAATTGAAAATAGCGTGTTATTGTACATCTACTATCTCATCTCCATACATTGAAATTAAATTCTGTAATCCTTCTATGTTACTACATTTTACTGCTATTGTAAACCTATCTTTTTTAGCTGCATGTGTAAGAGGCATTACTTTATGTTCTATCCTAGAATCAAAAACTACAACTCTTCCTGCAACGTAATCAATTATACTATGTGTTTTTGATTTATCTTTATAAATTTTTAACTCACCACCCCAAGGTTCTTCCCAATACTTATTACAAAAAATAAGAATGGTAAAGGTGTTTGGTAACGCACTATCAGTGTGTTTGCTAGTTGATGTCATTAACTGGTAATGATTTATATAACAGTTACCAATGTATAATTTTTGTTTTAATTGTTCTGAAACTAATTTAACAACACTTAAGACACCAGAACTTTCTAAATTACTATTTGTAATTTCGGAAGAGAATCTACTATCTCTCTCATATCCTAGAGGATTACTTGCATGTCCACATGTAAATTGTGAATTTAGACAATATGTGTGCATCCAATCTAGATCACTGCTACTAATCAAATCATCATAAATTTCAATAATATTTTTTGTATCATTAAAAACTGGAGATGTTGATGACAATGCACTTTGATATTCTGTCAGTAATGATTTTAATTTAGGATCATCTAGAGATTGAGATTGATCCATCAAATTTGCATAGTTAATATACAAAAGATCTTTTCTCTTTCTCTCATCATAATTGTTTAAATTTTTTAGTATAGAAATATCTCTATCTTTTAAAGAACAGAAAGTAGATACAAGATCTTCTGATCTCTCTCCAATATATTCCTTAACAGTATGTTTTGTTAAACGTGTAACAGGTGTAAAATGTTCTGTTCCATAAACTGAATGATACAATCCAGCTATACAAATCTCTAATGGAGAACCCATTTGTTTGAGTATTGTATACACTCCCATACAATGTGCAATAAAGTAATCGTTACCATGTTGCTCATCTAAAAAACTTGAAACAAAATACTCTATGCATTCCTGTTCACTTTTCATATCATTTAAAAGTTGCAATAAAAATTACTCGTCTTTTATTATTTTTAGTCCATTCTGTTGCATGAAAAATTCTACCATCAAAACAAACAACTTTATGTTTCTCAGGAGTAATTCTAGTCAGTTCTGGAAACTCTTCTTTGTTATAAGATTCAAGTCTATAATTTGTTTGTAAACCCTCAACCCAGTATCTACTAAACAACATGGTGTCACCACCATCAAAATCATCATTAAGATAAATGATAATTGTTTTATGTGCAAAATGATGGTCTACATGAATATCACTATGAGGATAATTATCAAAACTACTGCTTGAATTTAAACAAGCTCTAAGCAGTGGAGTCTTTTCCATGTTATGTTTCTCTCTAAATCTATTAACAATGTTTAAAAAGAAATCATACATTGTAGAGTTAGAATCATTAATCTCATCTTCCTCGCATCTAGGAATTACTACATGAGAATAAAATGGAAATTTATCTGAGGTAGAATAATTTTGATAATACCATGGAAAATTGTTTCCCATGATTTCAGAATCAAGTCTAGTCTTTTCTTCGTTTGTTAAAAAATTAGTTTCACTGTAATACATTTTTATAATCTGCTCCCAAATTCATGTTTATTACTGAACGAACATCAGATTTTCTAGGAAGATAATTTGCGTGGTATTGTCGTCCGTCAAACAATACAACTCTTCCTTGTTTTGGGGTCACTCTATCAATGATTTTATAATCTTTAAAAGAAGGTCTTTCTTCACTATCAGATTTCTTATCAAAAAATACAGTATCTCCATCAGAATCAAAAACATAATATAGACAAACCAAATGATCAAAGTTTGTAATGTCTATATGTGGATTGCTAAGACCTGATTTATCTTGCAGTGGAACCTGCAGAAAACTTCTTCCATAGTATATAGTTTCTATTTCAACATTGATTTTTGAACAACAAATATGAGCTAGAGGCATTGCTGTGTTATAAAGCAATTGGTTCTGAACTCCTTCTTGATTGTAAAAAACTTTAGAAAAACCAGGAACATTAACAAAGTTTTCTTCTTCTCCTAATGGTGTGTTTGCCGACAAGGTAGATTTATATGCCCACATCATATCATATATGACACTCTGGATATATTTTTGGTAATCTTCAGAGATTACATTGTCAATTACTTTGTAATACATTACCACCTAATATTAAAAGAAAAAATAATTCTAGGAATACCACTTACATTTGGATCTGTAAAATGTGGTATTAAAGAAGGAAAGAAAATAATAGATCCTTCATCAACATTTTTTGGAGAAAAATGAATCATATCTCCAGTCATGACATCATTATATGGACAAATAAAATTTGTTGGTGTGTGATGTTCTGTATTATATTCTACAAAACAAACACAACTATATCCAGTAGGTCCGTGGTTATGAATATTATGAAATTGATTAGCTTGAGCAAACTCAAACCAAGAATTTGTCACCTCTCCTTTGTTAGATCCAATAAACTTAAAAAGATTATCTAATTCATTTCTAAACAACTTCTCTACTTCTTCTGATTTGATGTTGTGTATTTCTTGATCATTCTGACTATGAAAATCTGTGCTTGCATGTAAAGGATTATTCATAGCAAAAACTTTGTTTTTAGAAACACAATCCATTAGATATTGTTTTTTTCGTATCCAATCCTCCACTTTTAAATGCAGAAAAGGAATTTGAAACATAGATCCTTGATACAGTATATCCATAATTAATATTCCACATCAAATATATTGAAAGAGATTGATATTCTTTCTTCTTGTGATCTATTGATTTCTACATCATGTTCCAACCAAGCAGGAAACATAATTAATGTGTTTGGAATAGGAGGAAACCAATGATAAGTATCTCCTCCATTATAATATTTCATATCAGCAGAGGTATTGATATGTGGTCTTGGATCATAGAATCTAATTCTGCCAGATCCTTCTGGGCATTTTACGTAAAAGACTCCACTCATAAAAGTTCCTGCATGTGCGTCATGGCTATGTCTTTCATTAAATGATCCAAATCCATTTACATTTACCCAAGCTCCATACTTAAATTTTTTAATAGGTTTATCTTGAATACTTGGAATGCTTCTTTCAATTAAAGTGTATAATTCATTATCGTCAAAGTAGTGTCCTTGATATCCACCAACATTAGATCTTGTACTTGATGGTTCAGTTGCCATGTGATTCCTACACTTGCGTTCTAAATTTTCTAAATTTAGATTGCAGTTATCAATGTAAACAATTTTAGTAGAGAATAAACTAATCACACAATCTCCTCCAAATATCTAATTCTATAAACTAACGTATATCTATAAACATATTCTTTTGTAGGTCCTAAACCTCTATGTTCATGAGTGGATGGAATTATAATGAGTCTGCCTGGCACATACTCATGCTCCTCAACAACTTCATCACCTTTAGTCAATTGAAACTGTCCTCCCCAAGAAGGATCCCAATGAGAATTTGTCATTAGCATGACAGTATATTCTGTTTCAGTGTGACTATCTATATGCGTGCTCCCATTACATCCTGTGTGTTGACAGTTTATAGAAATTTCATACAAATAAAGTTTTTTATCAAATCTTTTTTCTATCTCTTCAAAAATATCAAAGAACACACTAGCGTTTTCGTCTAAGGTTATAATTCTATTAATAGAATTTCTTTTAAATATAGTTTTTCCAAATAATCTATGAGTTCCTTCATAACCATATGGCCAAGATGAACTGTTCGCCACATTGTTTGTGTGAACTGGTAGATCTCTAAGTTTGTAATCTAGTTCTGCAAGAAATCTAGAATCAAACATTCCATCAATAACTTGACATATCATAATAAGTTTAGTTTTCTAGTATGATCTTTGATCTTAGCAGTTGGCATAACATTAAAACTCAAAGATACTCTCTCCTCTGGTGGATCAAATTCTCCTTGTCTAGTGCCATGATATAACCAACTAGGGAACATTATAAGTCTTCCTGTTATTGGTTCTATCTCAATTGTTCTATGTTGAAAGATAGAATCATCTTCAAAATCAAATGCCAAAAGTTCTGATCCATATCTAGGATCTTTAAATCCTATATTACCACAATTCTTAGGAGCGTTCAAGTACAATACTCCAGAGAAAAATGAATTTGGATGCATATGCATGTTATGTCTATTTAATTTAGAAGAGACGTTTGCCCACATACAAGTTATATTTTCTCCAGAACGTTTTAATTTAATATCATCAAAAACTATTTTTGTTTTTAATTTCAATTCGTTTACGAGTTTGGAAAAAGTTGGCAAAAGATTTAGATTATCCTCAGTAGTTCTACAAGTTTCTGATGAGATAGAATCACATCTCAATACATGATTAAGAGGAGATTCTAGAATAGAACTATTACCATAATCAAACACGTAGATAGGAGTAGGAAAAGATAACTCTTTATGCATTAGACTGTAAATTAAATGAAGCTGTAATTCTTTCGCCAATAGTATTTTCGGCAACTTGATGTTGTAAATTAGATGGGAAGATTAACATTTCTTTTGAAATTCCATTGTATTCAAATCCACCTTCAAAAATTGTAGGTAGGTCTTGAGTATTTGAAATGTATATTACTGCTGATAAAGATCCTGCATGTCGGTGTGGTGGATTAACATCACCAATCTCTGAAAAATTGAACCAAAAATCATATCCATCATGGTGTCCAATATGTTGTCTGATGCCAACTTTTCTTGTTAAAGAGTGGCAGGACACACCTTGCATCATAGAAAGGTATTTTTGTCCAGCAAAAATAATGTATGGATATAAAAAAGATTCTTCAAATAATCTTTGATTTACAGAAATTTGATAAGAATTTTTTCCTGCATTATAATGACACTTTAATTGTGATAGAGGATGAGATCTAACTTTCTTAGCTTCTAGTGTTAACTGAAGAAGTTCATCCCAGATAATGTCTGGAATAACTGTCTTAAATATTTTTGTTTCTTCGTTAATGTCTGCTAACTGACAAGGAGCAAATAAAGATTCTATAAATTGTTCATCAAAATTATTAAGTCCCTCTAGATCACTTTTCATTTTTGATGTAATCATACAATGCTTCAAATTTTCTGATGTCTTCTACAACAGCAACAATAGGATATCTCATAGCACCTTCATCTCCACTGTGAACATGTCCTTGAACATTACCAGCAATGTTACATGCCTTACATGCCTCTACAAAACGGTTTCCATCTAGAGGATAATGTTTTACTTCTTCCATTCCATAACGAACTTTAATTGCTGAGACAAGTTCTTGTAATCCTCGTTCTTCACACATTCTAATGATGTCATTTGCGACAACAATATCTGCTTCTGTTGTTTGACCTTTAGCTGCTACGAGTGTATAATCTTCACCATCAAGTTTACCAGTGATTGCCATAATCAGTTTTATATGCTAGTATACATAATATATATTAGTATGAAAATTGTATTATGTCAATGGATGCCATGTGGTATTTTACACAAATGCCACCTGAGTTGATTACGTTAGTAGAGAAAGATTTACAACAATTTGATTCATCATTGCAAACAGCATACACAGCAGGTGGTGTTGATTTAAGAAAGAGAGATAGTAAAACTACTTGGATTAATTCATCTCATTGGGTTGCAGGTCTTTGTTTTCATTATGTCTTGCTTGCAAATAGAAAAAATTTCTTATATGATATTGATGGTTGGGACGGAGAGACCATGCAATATACAGCATATGAGAGTGGTGAATATTATGGGTGGCATCAGGATACTGGTTTACCTAGTATGGGAATGCCAACTGAAGATGCACAAGAAAATTTTTTAATGAAGGGTTCTGAGAAGGTAAGAAAACTTAGTTTTATCATGCAACTATCTAATCCAGATGAATATTCTGGAGGGGAAGTAGAATTAAAAAGAGATACTGGTAAGTCATATTTTCTACCAAAAGAAAGAGGCACTATAATTGTGTTTGATAGTAGAGTGCAACATCAAGCTTGTGAGGTTCATTCTGGATTAAGAAAATCATTAGTAGGTTGGGTGAGCGGTCCGCGATGGAGATGAATAAGTTACCCAAAGACTGGCAAGTCACAAAAATTAAAGACATACATCCTCCAGATGAATTCATCATACCTACTCCATGGGAGAGAGGAACATATGAATACAATGCGCCTGGCAATGTAACCTTTCGTGATGAGATACAGGTAGGAGGAAGTTACTCTAGGTATAATCACCCATCAATGAAAGAGTTACATTTAAAAATTAGAGATATTTTAGAAAAAATGATGGGTGAAAGAATATATCCATCTTATTATTTTGATCGGTTCTACTTTAAAGGAAACGAATTGAAAAGACATATTGATAGAGGTGCTTGTGAAATAAGTGTCAGCTATCATATCTCAAGTAACCTCAATTACGAGTGGCCTATATACTTTGAGAACGAAGCGGGTGATAGAGTAAGCATTACTTGCAATCCAGGTGATGCTGTGCTATACCGTGGTTGTGACCTTCATCATTGGCGAGAACCAATGAAAGGAAACTCTGAATCTTGTTTCCATCAAGCGTTCTTTCATTTTGTTAGAGCAGATGGATACTATGTCCAACATGCATACGACCAACTTAGATAATTAATTACTATGGATCCTACACAATTAAAGAAAAATTTTGAAGAGCAAATTTCTCAAACTGAAAAACAAATTAAAGAATTAGAAACAAATTTAACTAAAGCAAAAGAATATAAACTAAAGTTAGTAGGGGGTTTAGAAACTTTAACTTTACTAGAAGAAAAATCAGAGGAGACTGCTGTTCCTGCACCAGAAGCACCTGCTGAATAAATACTAGATCCCTTCTTCCTAAATAGGTAAGAAGGGATTTTTGTGTATAATGGCATCTCCAAGTTCTAGAGCTGAACTCATCACATATTGCAAGAGGCAACTTGGTGAACCAGTGTTGCAAGTTAATATTGATGATGAACAGGTCAACAACGTAATAGACGACACGTTTCAGTTCTTCCAAGAGAACTGTTACAACGGAATGGAGCGTGCATATTTGTACCATGAAATTACTGCTGACGATAAAACTCGTTTCGCAGCAACAGTTACTAAGACAGTTACTGATACCAATGTAACACCAAATGCTACTGGAACTTGGTTAGAAGCAACAAACTTCATTCCAATTCCTGATCATGTAGTTGGTATTACTAGAGTATTTGGTCTTGTCAGTAACTCAATTCGTTCTAATCTCTTTGGTGTTGAGTATCAGTTGTTCTTAAATGATCTATATGCATTTGGATCACTAGATATCCTTAACTACTATATGAACAAGCAATATCTAGAAACTCTAGATATGGTTCTAAACAATGGATCTTTCCAACAGTTTAGATTTACAGCACGTAATGATCGTCTATATCTTGATATAGATAAAGATTTTCTTCAAGAAGAAACTAAAGTTCTTATTGAATGTCATCGTCTTATTGATCCTACGGAAGCTACACAGATGAACAATGATGTTTTTGTTAAGAAGTATGCTACAGCTCTCATGAAGAGACAGTGGGGTATGAACTTAATTAAATATAATAACGTTCAGTTACCTGGCGGAGTTACACTTAACGGTAGAGAAATCTACACAGACGCACTTGCAGAGATTGAGAAAATTGAATCTGAAGTTCTTAGCAAGTACGCAATACCACCAATGGATATGATCGGATAAAATGCCTACCAGTCCCTACTTTCCAACTTATCACCAAGGTCACAGTGGCGAACAAACTTTGGTTCAAAATCTCGTGGATGAGCAAATCAAATTGTTTGGTTCAGATATATATTATCTACCCAAAACAGTCCTAGCAGATAGCACATTGGATGAGGTTAGATACACCAAGTATCAAGATCAATTTCAAATTGAAATGTTACTTGTAAATGTGATGGGTTTTGGAGACAATGCAGAATTCATAAGTAAGTTTGGTTTGACCATTACAGATGAAATTATATTTCGTGTGTCTACAAAAAGATGGGAAGAGGAAGTAGCAGAGCATAGTATGTCTGCTAAACTTACAGTTCCTGAGAGACCTAATGAGGGAGACCTTCTATATTATCCTCTCACACAGAACTTGTATGAAATTAAGTATGTTGGAAAGGAAGAACCATTCTTCCAGTTTGGTAAGATACAATTTTATGCAATCAC